AGAGCGTAAGTGGCAGGGTACCCAAGCCCTCCTAGACTCTCTGCGAGAAGAAGTTGACCTACAGCAGGAGATTAGCCGGGCTGTTATGGATACTCTTAAGACCAAGCCAATCTTGATGCTCGATGGAGAGTAGGGGTAAAAAAGAGTCCCTAAAGCACGAGAAGAGGCTAGCCAAAAAAATAGGCGGGCAACGCAGTGCTGCTTCGGGGGCGTTTTGGTCTCGTAAAGGGGATGTAAGAAACGACAGCCTCCTCATAGAGCATAAGTGGACTGGAAAAAAACAGGTCACCATTAAGTCTGAAGTGCTCAAGAAGATCACCAAAGAGGCGATCCTGGATAGTCGTAAACCAGTGCTAGGATTACACCTAGACGGTGAGAATTATGTAGTCCTATTAGAGGAGGATTTTTTTGAGCTGCACAACTTAATAGTGGGAGACTGATGGACGAATACCAGGACAGAGTGTCTTGGGCGTGGAGATATGAGGCTAAGTGCCGAGGAGAAGATACGGAAATATTTTTTCCGCCACGAGACAAAACTTTATATAAAGAGATAGCAGACAAAGCTAAGGCTATTTGCTGGGGCAAAGATGGGAGACCTCCGTGCCCTGTACGTAGAGAATGTTTAAAGGAAGCTATCATTAATGATGAACTACATGGAATTTTTGGCGGCATGTCTCATAGAGAAAGAAATGCAGCTAAGCGTCGGTATACCGCCAAGGGTTTAAGCTTAGACCAGTGGCTTGATTCGGAGGACAAACGTGGTAAAAAAGGCGATACAAAACAAGGAGCTAAAAAGCTTCCTTAATACAAAGAAGCGAGAAACAAAGCTTGTAGGTGCTTTAGAGCGCCACATACTTGCAAAGCCTTTTGATGAACGTAATCATGACGTACTTCACCCATCTGATCTAGTAAAGATAGAGTGGTGTGCCTTAGCTGCTTATCACGCACTACGTGGAAATTATGTAGAGGTGCGGGATAAGTTAACTCTTAGACAGGCATCTATTTTTGCTGAAGGTAACTACATTCACACTAAATGGCAAACATGGATTGCCGAAATGGGAAACTTGTACGGTACGTGGAAAGATAAAACTGGAACAAGTTGGGCTTTATCAAAAGATATTCACCCAAGTGTTGACTATGCAGAAGTTCCTCTACACAGCGCTAAGCATAAGATTTCTGGAAAAGCAGATGGTTGGGTTAAGGGATTAGGGCCCGATTTTCTTATTGAGATTAAATCAATAGGTCCTGGGACTCTTCGCTTTGAAGCCCCGTATTTATTAGCAGAGGCCGACGGAGATGTAGAAAAAGCCTGGAAGAATATCAAGTCTCCATTTAGAAGCCACCAGTTGCAGGGGCAGGTATACCTACATCTATGTCATTTAATGGTTGCAGAAGGTCTTTTAGATTCTGCGCCAACAGAGATTGTATTTATCTATGAACTTAAATCAAGTCAAGACTATAAAGAATTTACAGTTCAATATAACCCCGAGTACACCAAAGATATTTTTGATAAGGCTATGGATGTTTCCTGGGCAGTTGACAACAACCGACCACCAGTGTGTAGTATTAACCCAGTAGTTGGGTGTAAGAGATGTGCACCGTTTAGAGGAGGAGAAGCATGAGCCCTATTGAATTAAAGGTAGCTGAGGCCAGTAGTAGAACTATTCAGGCGTTAAAAAATCAAGGCTTATTAGTTAACGAACGTTTTGGTTATGACGCTCCAGCATTACCATCAGATATCACAGGTATGATGGAAGAAGAAGTTATGGATTTATACACAAAGTATGTTGCTTATTTAGAGTTTATAAACCTACAGCTTTGGTGTGCAGAAGTAGATAAAGCAGAAGGAGAAAAAGTTCTTAGCATAGTTAGGGCTGAAAAAAAATTATCCCTCAAGGGTTCTGGCAAGGCAGTGGCCATGATTGACGCAGAGATTGAGTTGGATGAGGAGTATCGAAACAAGGCGGACGCTTTGCAAGAACTATCAAATTATTGCGGCCTTATAAAGATTATCTCTGACCGTTTATCAAAAGATATTGCGCTAATTAATAGAGAGATTACTCGTAGAGTTAATATAAACAAAGCTGCAGGTAGAAGTACCTGGCTATTACCTTAGGAGGACACGTGACTTGGGAACAAATGGCTTTATTTACTGATGAAGAGCTTGGTATTAGAAGATCCTATAAACTAATTGGACTAACAGGTTATGCTCAGTCGGGTAAAGATACTGTAGCAAACATTCTTGTAGAGAAGTATGGATATAGACGTGTCGCTTTTGCAGATAAGATCAGAGAGTTTTTGTACGACGTAAATCCCCTAGTTGCTTGCAGCCCAACAGGTTATCTAAAAGACTTAGTAGATCTTGTTGGTTGGGATAAAGCTAAGCAGGAGAATCAGGTAAGGCGTTTACTACAAGACTTGGGAGTATCTGCCCGTAAAGTTTTTAATGAAGACTTTTGGATTCAAGCCGCCCTATCTGACATGCACCCATCAGAAAGAATTGTTGTTACTGATGTTCGTTTTACCAACGAAGCAAATTATATTGAGCGGTTTGAGGGGCAGCTCTGGAGAGTTGTACGCCCTGGAGTAGAAGCAGTAAATTCTCACATATCAGAGACTGAGTTGAACGGGTTTACTCCAGACCATACCATTGTCAATGGGGGAACTTTAGAAGACTTAGAACTCCTAATTAAAATTAGGATGAACGATGCCATCGCAATCTAGAAAGCATCGTGGGTACAAATCCCAGGACATTCTTGCCAACAAGTTAGTGTCTGAGGGCTGGCCTTATGCAAAGTCTACTGGTGCGGGCAGATCAGGTACTGACGTTACAGGAACTATCGGCATAGATTGGGAAGTAAAAGCTCGCAAAGATTTTAATCCAAGTGCAGCTATAAAGCAGCTAAAGGAAAGAAGTGCGGACGACCTGTTGCCTGTAGCCGTCCTCCGACTAAATGGCCAGGGACCAGCTACCGTGGGAGACTGGCCAGCAGTTCTTAGGTTAGACGACCTAATTAAGCTATTAAAGGCGGCAGGATACGCTGACTTAACCCCATAAATATCGTACCGTTTACCTTCGGAGGGCTTCCACTATTCGAAACCGAAGGACTACTAAACGTGGCAGAAGAAACTGAAGATAAATTCCTGCGTGTAAGCGCTGGATCTAATGCACAGTCGGTTGGTTCGGCTATCGCCCACGCTCTCTATGAGGCTCCTCAAGTTAAATTAAGAGCTGTAGGCGCATCCGCTGTCAACCAGGCTGTCAAAGCTATTGCAATAGCTCGTGGATATGTTGCCCCAAGAGGGCTTGATCTTACTTGCAGACCTGGATTTACTACGGTAGATTCAAGAGATGGACAAATCTCTGCGATAGTCTTTACTATACAAGTCTCTTAGGGTATTCTTATCATTAAGAGATCTAACAAGGGTTAGGATTAAAATGGCAGATGCAACATCAGAAGCTTTAGCCGGAATGGCAAAGCAAGGCCGCACCCCTATGGGACGTGAAGGCACTAAGTTTTCTACGGCTACACCAAAAGCTGGTAAGTTAGTTAAGAAGCAGGGTGCACAGTCTGGAGACCCAAGCGCTTACGGTACTAAAGCAAATCGTAAGAACGCGTTGCCTTCAGCAGCTGAGCGAAATGGCGCAGCTTATTCACCTACTACCGCTAGATATACAAAGCAGGTAGACCCAGCTTCAGGTGAGACCCAACGTAACGGCGTCATTATTCGTACAGCTACAAAGCGTACTCGAATTAACTTTGACGGCGGAACTTCCGCTTCGTACTAATTTCGTGTAGTATATGCCTAGCCTCAGAATTGGGGCTAGGCAATACGGACCAACATACGGAGCAAACATATGTTACAAAACCTCTACGAAGAGGCTAAAGAAAATAACAAGATCCTCAACTATTGTGTTGTAGGACAATGGGCAGCTTCTCTTGCAGAAAATGATAGAGCTGCATTTGATACTTCGATTAATGACGCAGACTTCTCAACGAGAAGTCTTTTTCGTTTATACCAAAAAGCAGGAGCAACATTTGGTTTGTCATCCCTGCTCACCCATAGAAATGGAGCATGCGGATGTCCTTAGCAGATGATTACGATGCAATAATTCAAGCCGGTAATCAAGGATCAGATAAGTTAAATAAAAGTATTCCGGATGCTTGGCGTCCTAGATCAGAGATTGGCACTGATGGTGGATTTGTTGTTTCAACACCTAGACCAGATGGTAATACGCCAGGTGCAGAAGATATTTTGCGTGAAGCAAATCTAAACCCAGAAGAGTGGGCAGTCGTATCCCATCGTAGATCTCGTTGGCAAACATACAACGGTGATTGGTTAGAGTCGTTTAGAGTTAACGTAGTTCCAGTTACTGATTCGGTTAAAAAAGATTATGACTTAGAGCAGTTGTTGGAGGGTATAAGCAAGTGGACACCAAACAAGTCTGTAGATACAACTGGAGATTTAACAGCCGTATATAGCATTGGCGACACACAATACGGTAAAGACGATACCCCAGCTATTATTGATAGAGTGTTAAAAGGTTTTGATGCATCAGTAGAACGCCATCAAGAACTAACTAAAAAATATTCTATTGGTCAGATCGCATTACCACAGTTAGGTGATTGCATCGAAGGCATGACTAGCCAAAAAGGTAAAGTCATGGGACGTCATGATATAGGAGTATCAGAACAAGTTCGTGTAGGACGACGCATGCTTATTTCACAGATTAAAGCCATGTCTCAACTAACATCTAAAATTATTATTCCTGTAGTTCCTGGTAATCATGATGAGGTACAAAGGTTTCTTGTAGGTAGGCCGGAAGATTCTTGGCAGATTGATATTGTTGCTTCAGTAGAAGATATCTGTAAAGAAAATGATTTCCTTCGTGATCGAGTTGAGTTTAGGTATCCTGCTGCAGACGATTCAACTATTGCAGTAGATTTAAGTGGAACCCTATATGGCATGGCTCATGGCCATCAAGCTAGGGATCTTATTAAGTGGTGGATGGGACAAGCTATGGGACGTTGCTCCGTCGCTCAAGCTGACATTCTAAATGTTGGTCACTTTCATCACTACCATGTTCAAAGCGTAGGCCCTAGGTTATTTATACAGAACCCTGCAATGGATAATGGCTCCGCTTGGTTTAGAAATAAGTCCGGTCTTGAAAGCGCCCCAGGTCTTGTTTCTTTAGTCGTAGGGGATGGTATAGATCCACGCAGGGAGCTAGTAGTCTTATAAATAAGAACGGGGAGCCTTTCGGCTCCCCGTCCTAGATAAGGATCACATCCTAATTATTTAGGTTTACCACAACAATGGCATGTCTCCTGAGTTTCAGCAGCTGGAGACGGAGATGATTTAGCTGCCCCTTTAAACTTTGGGCGACCAAATCCAACGATAGAGATTTGTACATTCTTTTTATTTTTCTTGTATGCACGTAGTTTTTTGCAGACCTCTCCTCCGTTACGTTGACTACCTTTGGAATCTCCAGAGGTATTTCCTTCTATGCACCATACGGTGCCGTCTTCATTGTCCTTAACAACAATGCCGACGTGCGAAATACGGTCTACTCCATCGGATGGGAAATCAAAATACGCAATATCGCCTGGTTCTGGATCAGCTAGGTCTCCATCAATCCAAGAGTTCTTCTTCTTAAATGCTTGTGCTCCACCTGGAGTGTAAACAGTATTAGGTACTTTTACTCCAGCTTGATCAGCGCACCACATAACGAATGAGCCACACCATGGCTGAAAGTTAGCCTTGGTAAAAGCACCATACTTAGTTTCGTTATCTTTAGGACCTTCTACGGTTCCAATCTCCGCAGTAGCTACTTCAATGAGCTTTGCTGCTGTTCCCATTTCAGCCATTAGTCTTTATCCCATTCCTCATCTACTGGTTGTGGTTCTGGCATAGCGCCGTCTGGTTTTGCCAATCTACGGGCTTTAGCATCATCAATCTCCGCTTCAAGCTTCTTGTCGGCTTGAGTGTTCTTAGCATCCATCTCTTTATTAGCAAGCTGTGCTGCCATAATATCTTTAGCGCCTGATTGACCGATAAGAAGGCCAGCAAGGGTTCCGGTGATAAATGTTGCTACGCTTCCAAGAACGTTAAAGAACATCTTGTCATTTTCAGACTGAGCCCCAATAGGTTGAGTAACAAATAAAAGGCCATAGAGAATACCTATAGCGGTAAAAAATAAAATAGAGCCTAGTGTTATGCCTAAAATAAACTTAAGGCGAGCATCTAGTTCTTGGGGGGTAAGTCTTTCTTTAGCCATTTTGTGTTCCTTCTTGTTCTGGTTTGCCTAAGTCTTCTGGACAAGTTCCACTAGCTGTGCAAATTGGTGGCTTGCATTCTGCTGCTTCCCAGTTTGCTGGATCTTGACACGGATATCTAAAATGTCCATCATATCCGCAGCCTGTTAAAAAGACCAGGGACATTCCTGCAAGGAATAGCTTACTCTTATTCTTCATCCTTTGGGTTCCTCAAGGGGTATGTGATTGCCCACGCCAGCAAGGTGCCTACTATTGCGTAGCCTACAACAGTCTTAGCACTACCGTCTAGGACAACCCAGGCAATAAACATGCCTAATAGTGTCCAAAGCTGATCTATCATGTCTCTAAGTAGCTTCAAGGTTTGCGTCTCCTATATCCTTTTGATTCTCCAGAGGCTCCTCCGCCTCCAGAACTTCCTCCACCACTAGAGCTACCACCGGTGGTGGTTCCTCCAGCAGCGCCAGCAACTGCTACAGCATTGATTGCAGCATTGCCTGCAATGACGGCAGCAACTACCATTTTTTCTGCTTCTTCTCTTTCTTCAGGGGACATATCAGCACCGATACTTCCAAGTGCTTGTAGTGCTTCCCCGGGGTCACTAAATATTGCGCCAACTAATTCAGATGGGTTCTCTAATAAAACGAGAGCCGCAGCAACGTCTGCTGTAATTATAACTTCGTTACCGTTTTCATCCTTCCTAACCTCAACTGGAGTCTCGGCAGGAAGATCTTTATATTCAATACCTGCTTCTTTTATGGCTTCAGCAGATACTGGACCGCCATTAGCAGCCTCAATTAAAGCTTCAGCAACAACCTCTTTCTCAGCTTCCGTTAGTTTTCCATCTGCTAGCGCCTCTGTGACAGCTTCTTCTACAGAGGGTGTAGTATTAGAGGATGATTCTGTGGACTGATTTTCTTGCTCTTGCTCTTGTGACTGCTGTTGTGATTCTTCTTCCTCAGCTGCGCCATCTTCCAATGGAGGCTCCGAAGTTTCTTCGGATTCCGATGAAGTATCTTCCGTATCTGTTGGGGATTCTGTGGGCTCTGATTGTTCTTCTGTGGGCGACTCAGTAGATGAATCCGTTTCTGTGGACTGATCATTGGAAGCTTCAGAATCTTCTTGAGGATTCTCTGAATCGTCTGGAGTGTCTGAAGGATTGTCATCTGGAGTATCAACCGGATCAACCTCTTCCGGATTTTGTGTTTCCTCTTCAGAAGGTTCTTGTTCAGGCTCTTGAGGAGTTGGCTCTGGTTCTACAGGTTCGTCCTGAGGTTCAGACGGCGATTCAGGAGTTACTGGAGGATCCTCAGACTCAGGTTCTGATGGAGAGGTTGGCTCAGGCTGAGGCTCAGGAGAAGTTGGTTGAGGTTGAGTCTCGGGTTGAGGTTCTGGAGCCGTGTCAGTGCCAGAATTGCCAGTGTCAGAAGGAGAAGTAGATGGACCAGCATCAGTTTGAGTTGTTGTGGAATCTTGAGATTGCGAAGGCGCGTCAGATTGTTGAGGAGTGGATGGCTGAGGGCTCTGAGGATTTGTTGATTGAGAAGATTCTTGAGCAGGAGGAGTTGGAGAGGGAGCAGGTTCAGGAGTCGGTTCGCTTGGCGACACAGACGGCTGTTGAGTCTCTGGCGAAGTTACAGGTGCTGAGAGCGCAGTTACTGCAGTCGCAACCTTCTCAACAGCAACAGTTGCCAACTGATCCGCAGCAGCAATAGTTGCAGTAGCTGTTTCAGTTAGTGTAGTTAGGGTTGTTTGCTCAGTTGATAAAGTAGTTTGAGCTGTTGTTACAACACTTTCAGCTGCAGCAATGGTCTCAGAAGTTACGGCAGTCATTGGTTTAACTGGTTCTCCTACAGCTTCTCTTACTCCTGTTCTAGGACCATTCCACAAGCCAGTAGTGTTTCCAGAAATCTTACCGATTCCTGTCCATTCCCCAGTTTCAGGGTTTACCGTCATCTTCCAATTAACATTTGTTAACGGTCCATTTGGATCTGCAAACTTATGGAGGGTCCAATCAACTTCCAGAGTAGTTTCTGTAGTAGTGACTACAGTCGATGCCCCCGGACCAGCATTCTGGTAGTCACTTGCAAACACTGAGATGCTTGGACCATTAGGAAAATCCCACCAGTTAAAGTCGCCAGTACCAAAGGTAATAGTTGCTTTAGAAGTTACATAGATCTGGCTAGCTGTTCCTTGACCGTTATAGACGGTATCACCCATTTTAATGTCAAATGGTGTTTGAATCTTAGTTGCAGCATCATACATAATAGGAAGAGTAGTAGTCGTTACCGTAGGGCTTTCAGGAGCTACCGGAGCTACATACCCCTCTGTTGTAAAAACTTTTGTATTTTCTGGGGCACCCTGAAGAGTAGCCAATTGCTCTTGAGCAGTAGACACGTTACTTGCTGCCGTAGACACCACAACAGTTTGAGAATCAACGGCAGTTTGCGCTGCTACAGCTATTACGGTGGCAGATTCGGCGGCTGCAATAGCTGTCTGAGCTTCTGCAACCGGAGTAGCGGCAGCAGATTGTTGTTCTGAACTAGCGGCTTGAACAGCCGTGTTTAATGTTACAGTTGCGCTCTCAATTTTATTTTGAACGGAGGTAACCGTTGATGTTTCTGGAGTTGTGGTTCCCGTTGTTGTCGTTTCTTGCGGGCTGGGTTGTGGGCTGGGTTCAGACGAAGGAGCCGTTGACGGAGCAGGTGAGGGTTCTACAGTCGTTGTTGGCTCAGGAGAGGCAGAGGAACTTGGAGTTGGCTCAGGAGTTGAAGTGGGCGAAGGCGAAGGTGAAGGCTCAGGAGTCGGACTTGAAGAGGATGAATCAGAAGTTGGAGCGCTCGCACTTGGGCTCGGGGATGGAGGCGCCTCAGTGGAATATGTCGTACTGGAGGTTTGAGGGTCCGAAGTTGCAGGCGAGGATTCTGGAGTTGGAGTCGGAGTTGGAGTCGCTTCGCTCGAAGACGTTGTGGAAGGACTAGGAGATGGTTCTGGACTTTGTGTGGGCTGTTGGGTTGTTTCTCCTGTGGTTGTTGACTCTTCCCCTTCAGCGTAGGCAGAAGAAATAGTTAGCAATACGAAAAAAAACCCTACTCCTAGGGCAAATGTTATTCTTTTATAGAGACCAATTAGTGCTGCGAATATACGCAGTGTATTTATGGTAATCTCCTATCTTGTAAGCGTACTTTACCATGACAGATTGTGTTACATGTATCATAGTTTGCACTTACAACTTAATATCGCTCGGGAGTTTACATGTCAGTACTTGATTGGGTTGGAGTAACTACAGGAATAATTGCAATTCTTTCATCACTCGGAATTGGAATTAAAAAGTTTAATCAATATCTTGTTAAAGAATACTTAAGTGAATTAAAACCTAACGGTGGATCAAGTCTTTCTGACAAAGTTAAGTTGGAGATCCTCCCCTTGTTGTCCGAGATCCGGGCTGATGTGGCTGAAATGAAGGGCAGATTAGACCAGCACCTCAAAGAAGGCCGGGATTAGCCTGACGTTACACCCCTTTTAGGGCACTATTGGTAG